TATGGAACTGGATATAAAGTTGGGGATGTTGTTGGTATTGTAACCTCAACTACTGGAGTAGGAACTGCTAGAGGTAGAGATGCACAATTTACAATTACTTCAATAACTGGTCTTGATACTTTATATCTCTCAAATGTTCAAGGTGAATTTGGCAGTAATGCCGAAAATCATGAATTCTCTGTTCAGACTGTGGGAGCAGGATTAAGTTACTATGATGGAAGTAGTATTGTAAGTGCTGCCGGAACTTATATTACAAGTTCTAGTGCTGATGGAGGCGTAAACTCTGGAAATTACATAAAAGTTGATCATTTTGAACATGGAATGTATTCAAATACAAATAAGTTAATCTTAGATAGAATACAATCAGATGTTTCTCCAACAATTCTGTCTTCAAATTTACTTTTAAATCAGACTACAATCAGTGTTGCAAATACATCCAATTTCACAACTTTTGAGGGGCAGACAGTTGGTGGAAATTATCCAGGATACGTCAAAATTGGGAATGAAATCATAAAATATGAGGGAGTTGGAAATGGAGAATTGACTGTTGCGACTACTGGTGGAAGAGGTGTTGATAACACTATTCCAATCAATCATTTTGCTGGTGATATTGTTGAAAAATACGAATTTGGTGGAATTTCATTAAGAAGAATTAATGGAAGAACTGCATCTATTAAAGACCCAATTGATATTGATAGTTATCATGTTGAAATTGATAGATCATCTTCTACTGGTTCTAATAGACAGCAAGATAATTCTACTTCAGGATTGCCACAATTATCATTCACATCCAGAAAAACTGCTGGTGGATCTAGAGTAACTGGCACTCAGAATATTCTGTTTACAGGATTAAGACCAACATATGATATTTCTCTTCCCGGATCAGAAACATCCGTGGATGCTTTCATTAGAACCACTTCTGGAACTGGAGTATCTGGATCAGAAAACTCGTTCAATGATGTAGGATTCCAACCAGTTCAATTAAATTCATACAATCCTATGGAAACTCCAAGAATTGTATGTTCAGAACCGAATCAAGATCAGTATCTAACTGCACTCCCAAGGAAAAAATCATTTACTACAGGCATAACCTTTAGTTCAACAGATTCTAACTTATCCCCAGTTATAAATCTGAATACGGCGTTTACAGAATTTTTCTGTGATCGAATTAATAATCCAATAACAAATTATATCACTGATGGAAGAGTAAATGGTATTGAAGATGACCCACACGTTGCGATTTACTATAGCAACATAGTAAATCTTACAAATCCAGCAACATCATTGAAAGTTCTTCTTTCCGCGTATAGAGATTCTTCAGCTGATTTCAGAGTTCTTTATAGTTTGATTAGAGCAGACTCTAGCGAAATTGAACAGTCATTTGAATTATTCCCTGGATATAATAATCTAAAGCAAACAACTGATGGATTATTACCAATTAATGAAAATCAAAATAGTGGTTTGCCTGATGTCAGAGTTCCTGGAAGTTTTGATAATGAATTCTTAGATTATGAATTTACTGCAAATAATTTGGATTTATTTACTGGATTCTCAATCAAGATTGTAATGTCAACAACAAATCAGGCAAAAGCACCTAGATTCAAAGATTTAAGGACAATAGCAGTCAGATGATAAAAGTTGAGGGTCATTCAAATCTTTATAGAGATGAAAATAGTGGCGCTATCATTAACCATGATAGCGTTGCTTACAATCAATATGTAAATTCTATAAACCAAAAAGAACTAAAACAAAAAGAATTAGATGATATGAGGAGAGATATTGACGAAATAAAATCACTCTTAAAAGAGTTTTTAAAATCTAATTAGATGGCAATTAATATAAATAGAGCATAGAGGTCTATTAGAGTATCAAATAATGGCTGTTTATGTATCCAATATTGTGATTGAGCAGGGATTTGACTTTGATACTTCATTTGAGTTGGAAGACACCAGAACAAACGCAGCACTCGATTTAACAACTGCTTCGGTTGAAAGTAAATTGAGAAAACATTATGGTTCTTCAACGGCAACAACATTCACATCTTCAATTACAAATCCCGAAGGTGGTGTGGTTACTATTTCATTGAGTTCTGCTCAAACGGTCGATTTAAAACCTGGTAGATATGTTTATGACGTAAAAGTCACAAATTCAGGAAAAATCTTTAAGGTCGTTGAAGGTGCTGCACTAGTAAGAGGCGGAGTAACAAGATAACATGCCTACAATCAAAGCTAGGGTTGGTAGTCAGAATGCCGTTCGTGTTTTATCTAACGCATCCGCACCGCCAACAAAATTACTTAACCTAACTGACGTAAATTCTACTGATAAGTCTGATGGAAATCTCTTAATATGGGATTCTCCAACAGAAACTTTCATTATGAGGAATGACATTGATAGGAATATTCTTATCAGTGATGCAACTTCATCAACAACTCCTACTACTGGCGCTTTAGTAATTACTGGTGGAGTTGGAATTGGGGAAAACTTAAATGTTGCTGGTTTAGGCACTTTTGGAATTGGATCTAATTCAATTAATATTAATGGGTCTACTGGAGTAGTAAATGTTGGATCAGGTGTTACTATTAGCACCACTGAGGGAATATTTACTCCCGCATTAGTAGTTGGTAATGCCACAAATTCAGGATCGTTAACTGCTGATACCCTTACCATACTTGGAATTACAACATTATCATCCGTCAGTGGATTTACAACTATTGGTGGAAATTTATTTGTAAAAGATAATTTAGAAGTTGCAGGAACTTCCAATTTTATTGGAACAGCAACTTTTAGAGGTGGAACAATTAATATTGGTGATGCTGATAGTGATAATATTAATGTAAGTGGAGAATTTATTTCCGATTTAATTCCAAATGAGGATGACGAATATAATATTGGATCTTCTCTTAAAAGATGGAAAAACGCATCATTTTCTGGATTAACTACTACCAATACCTTAAATGTTAGTGGGGAATCAATATTTCAAAATAATATAAGTATTACTGGTTTTGTTACTGTAACTGAAGGTTTATATTATGATTCTGATGATTATGATGGTCCTAATGGTATTGCATACTTTGATAATACTGGAAAGTTAATTGGAGCAGCAAGCACTGAAAATGCTCTTACCGAAACTTATTATATACTTACAACTAATGCGGTAGGAATACCGACCTGGACTTCAGTTATAGACGGAGGTATTTTCTAATGGCCAAACCAGGAACCAGACAAGAATTAATAGACTATACATTAAGAAAACTGGGAGCACCAGTATTAGAAATTAATGTTGCTGATGAGCAGATTGATGATTTAGTAGATGACACTATTCAATATTTTAATGAGAGACATTATGATGGTGTCGAAAGAATGTATTTGAAATATAAAATTAGTCAAGAAGATATTGATAGAGGTAAGGCATCAGGAACCAGTGGCGTAGGTATTGTAACAACTACAGGAACTTCTACTATAGCTGGAACAGCAACTACTTTTAGTTTTTATGAAAACTCTAATTATATTCAAGTTCCAGACTCTGTAATTGGAATTGAAAAAATATTTAAATTTGATACAAGCACTATATCTGGAGGAATGTTCAGTATCAAGTATCAAATGTTCTTAAATGACTTACATTTTTTTGGATCTGTTGAATTACTTCAATATGCGATGACAAAAAGTTACTTAGAAGATATTGATCATTTGTTAACCACAGATAAGCAAGTTAGATTCAATAAGAGACAAAATAGACTTTATTTGGATCTTGATTGGGGAGCACAAACAAAAGATACGTTTTTTATCATTGATTGTCATAGAGCACTGGATCCTGCTAATTTTTCTAAGATATATAATGATAGTTTTGTTAAAAAGTATCTAACGGCTTTAGTTAAAAAACAATGGGGACAAAATTTAATTAAGTTTCAAGGAGTCAAACTTCCTGGCGGAACTGAACTTAATGGAAGACAATTGTATGAGGATGGTGAAAGAGAACTTGAAGATATTAAACAAAGAATGTTCTCAGAATACGAAATGCCACCTTTGGATATGATAGGGTAACTAAATATGTCACTTAACCCATTTTTTCTTCAAGGTTCTAGAAACGAACAATTTCTTGTTCAAGATCTAATAAATGAACAACTAAAAATTTACGGTATTGATATAATATATCTACCAAGAAAAATATTTAAAACTGATGATATCATTAGAGAAATTCAATCATCTAAATTCGATGATTCATTTTCATTAGAAGCGTATCTAAACAATTATGATGGATACGCTCCAGATAGTGATATCATGACCAAATTTGGTCTAAGATTAAAAAATGAGATTAGTTTAACTATTTCTAGAGAACGATTTGAAGAATTTATTGTTCCATTTTTGGAAGGCATTAGTTCTGGAATTAGAGATGGATTAATTACAGATTATGATTTTGCAGATTTAATTACAAGACCAAAGGAGGGTGATTTAATATACTTTCCTCTAGGAGAAAGACTCTTTGAAATTAAAAGAGTAGAATCAGAAAAACCTTTTTATCAATTAGGTTCAAATTATGTTTATGAATTAAGTTGTGAGTTGTTCGAATACGAAAATGAACTTATTGACACTTCTATAGAAGAACTCGACAATACTGTTAAGGAAGAAGGATATATTACCAATCTCGTCTTGGTTAGCACCGCTACTACTGCAACTGCAACTGCAACCATTGCAACTGGTGCTATTTCGGAAATATTTTTAAACAATGACGGATCTGGATACACTTCCGCACCAACAGTATCTATAACTCCTGCACCCGTTGGGGGAACTAATGCATCAGCAGTTGCCATTACCACAACAAAGGCAAATGTTAAATCTGTTTTAAGAATAGAATTAACAAATGCTGGTGCAGGATATACGGTCGCTCCAACAATATCTTTCTCTGGTGGAGGAGGATCAGGTGCGGCAGCAACTTGCTCCATTGGAGGAACATTATCAAGTTTACAAACAGTTTCAATAACTGGATCCGGTGTAGGATATGCTTCTGCACCAACTGTTAATATTATTGGCTCAGTTGGATCTGGAGTAACCGCAACTGTAGTTGCAGGAATAACATCTACAACGGTTTCAAGTGTAAGAATTCTAAAACCAGGAATTGGTTATACCGAAGCACCTACAGTTCAATTCAGCAATTTCCCAACAGTCGGTGTCGGAACATTTATATACAATGAAGAAATTGTTGGTCAGACATCTAGAACAACAGCAAGAGTTAGAGAATTTAAAACAGTTATTTCTGCAACTCCTGGGGTTCTTCCAATAACTTCGATGCGTGTATCCCTAAATACTGGTAAGTTTTATGTTGGAGAGACTATCGTAGGATCTTCATCCTCGGCATCATATACTATTAAATCTTATGAGGATGATAGTTATGAAAATCCATACGACGTTAATGAAGAGATTGAAACAGAAGCAGACAACATATTAGATTTTACAGAATCTAATCCCTTTGGAGAATATTAATGTTAGGAACTTATTTTTATCACGAAATTATAAGAAAAACTATTATCGGTTTTGGAACACTGTTTAATGATATTTTTATTAAACATACAAAATCTGATGGTAGTATTTTGGATGAAATAAAAGTTGGTCTCTCTTATGGACCAATGCAAAAGTTCCTGACTAAAATTCAAGAACAGGCAGATCTAACCAAGGCAACGGCAATAACTCTTCCAAGAATGTCATTTGAAATGATTGACATTCAATATGACCCTACAAGAAAAGTGGGAGTTACTCAAACCTTCAAAGCTTCTGAAGGATCGAATTTAAAAAAAGTCTTCATGCCTGTTCCATATAACATTGGATTTGAACTCAATATTTTCAGTAAATTAAATGATGATGCTTTACAGATTATTGAACAAATATTGCCATTTTTTCAACCTTCATTTAATCTAACTGTAGATTTGGTTAGTTCAATTGGCGAGAAACGAGATATTCCTATTGTATTAGATAACATCAGTTTCCAAGATGACTACGAAGGAACATTTCAATCGAGAAGAGCACTTATATACACCTTGAGATTTACTGCAAAAACATATCTGTTTGGTCCTATTGCAGACAGTACAGATGGTCTTATCCGTAAAGTTCAGGTTGATCTGAATAGTGGAACAGATACATCAACTGCTAGGAGAGAGATGAGATATACTGCAACTCCAAAAGCACTTACGGATCAGAATAACGATAATGTCGTAAATGCTGCTGATGATGCTCTCTTAGAACCAGGAGATGACTTTGGATTTAATGAGGAATGGAGCTACTTAGCAAACTCCAAAGAATACAGCCCAACTAGACAAACTGACCTGTAATTATTATGTCGAACAGTTATGACTCGATAGATAAGGCTCTCAATACAGAGAGTAATATTGTTGATGTTAGTGATTCTACATCAAAAATGCAAAAACATCATGGCAATGATATTAGGAAAGATTATGAGTATACTCGTGCAAATTTATATTCTCTGATAGAAAAAGGTCAAGAAGCGATCAACGGAATAATGGAAGTTGCTGAAGAAGGTGCAAGCCCCAGAGCATATGAAGTTGCAGGTCAGTTAATTAAAAGTGTTGCAGACACTACGGATAAGTTGATTGATCTTCAAAAGAAACTTAA